GTGCCCTTCACCATCCGGGTCGTGCCGTCGGGCATCCATATCCTCCACTTGCCGGCGTTCCCGCTGTCGTTGGGCAGGTCCACGCCGTCCATCATGTCGTACTTGTTCCCGTAGATGTCCTCGTAACCCATGCAGCAAGTGTTGTTCACCTGCGTCACCAAGCCGTTCTCCTTGTACCATGCGTACTGGTGAACGAGGTTGTCCACGAGCGAGTTCGTCACGCCGCTGTTCACGGCATACGCCTCGTCATAGCCTATCGTGTCGGTCATGCCACGGCTCGCCGTGCCGCCAGTCGTGCGCAGGTGTCCGTGTAGTTGCCGCCAGCGTCCACGCCGCCATAGCTCATGTAGGTGTCCAGCAGGCCTCCGTCGCCTTCCATGTCTATGCCTTCCACCCTCAGGCGTTTCAGCGCGCCGCACTTCCCCGCTATCGTCTCCCAGTCAAGGCTCGGGCAGTCGTTGAACAGCAGCGTCTGTATCGACGAGTAGCCCTCCACCGTCAGACCGCTTTCCGTCAGCTTCTGCAGGTGTTGCAGCCGCAGCGTCGTCAGCGTGCTTGGCAGCATCAGCGTCGTTATAGGCGCGCCGTCGGCCACCACCACGGTGCAAAGGTTTATGCAAACGTTAGGGCATGGGCATCGTCAAGGTGCTATGTAATTATGTGCGATGTTCTATGTCGGCATAGGTTTCAGGGCGTGGAATATGTAAATTAGGGCGTGGGATTAATGTTTCTCGGCGAAAATTTTGTGTTTCTCGCCCTAATACGTATCTTTGCATAGGACTTCGGGCATGGCTTCTCAGTAACTAAGGGATGCGGAGGTGCTTGGAGGACGATGACTAAACACTACATGACATGGCACTGTACATTATGGAGAGGTTTTCGGACGGGATGCTCGGCGAGGGCGAGCGGCTGTACCCGAAGCTGGTGAACGGCGGCGTGACGGGCACGGAGCGCATAGCCGGGATGATTGAGCGGCGCACGTCGTTCACGCGGGGCGACGTGGTGGGGCTGCTGGCCGAGCTGGCGGACATCGTGGAGGGCGAGCTGGCGAGCGGCAACAGCGTGAGGATTGACGGGCTGGGGACGCTGCGCCCCGTGCTCGGGCTGGTGGGGAAGGAGCTGCGCGGCGAGTGGACGGACAGCGCGAACCGCCTCACCACGGGGCGCAACGTGAGGCTGAAGACGGTGAACTTCCGCCCCGACAGCGGCCTGCTGCGTGGCATTGGGCGCGACATGACGCTTGAGCGGGCGAGCAACCGCCTCGGCCGCAGGCAGCCATCGACCACCGTGGAGGAGCGAGCGGCGATGGCGCGGCAGTACATCTCGGAGCATGGCTTTATGCGCGTGGCCGACTACGCAAGCCTCACGGGCTTGGCCCGCACCACCGCCGCCAACGAGCTGCGCCGCCTCGCCGAGGACGAGACGAGCGGGATAACGTCTGTCGGGGCGAGGGCTGGGAAGGTTTATGTTAACAGGTGACAGCCTTTTCTTTAAGCGAATAAACTGCGCGGGGTTTGAAGAAGAAGCCAGTTACGGTATTCGCTAATTGTTTTATCTGATGCTCCCACGCTTGAGAAGTCTGCCGACAGTGAAAGTTGGTATAGGTTTATTCTCATTAGCAGTTCGCGGCTGACGACTCGTTTCGCATCCATAAAGCAAATGTTCTTGATGAAACGCTTGAGGATGTCGCTCTGCAACAGGCACAGGGTGAGCCGGGCGTAATCAAGGTTGTAGAAGCCAAGCGAATAGCAAGTGTCGTCAACCATTACGGGCTTCCCCGACACTGGCTCGACCAATGAGAACATCAAATCGCGATATAATGCTGAAATCACCACCTTGTAAGGGGCGAAAGAGTATTTGCCCAAGCCGAAGACGCAGAAGCGAGGCTTGTTCTTGTATATGACGCTCTTTCTGCCGTCAAGGTATTTTGCGTGGGAGAGCAGATAATCATACGTCTTGGGGGCTGTCTCTCTCAATGATGAGGTGTCCTGCGTAATGCTTGTCTGGGGCAGTACGAGGTATTTTCTTATGCCTTTCATCCCTTTTCCTATGTCCGAACTCTTGAGCAAGGGAAACACTGTGCTTTCGTTCACGTCAACACTTTCTTTCAGCCCATTATGGTACACCGCGCCGTCCAGCGACAGTTCCATGACCTTAGAGCAATCATGCTTTATCCCCGACCGCCAAACCAAGGGGGAGCGTCCGTCTATGTAATGGGTCTCGCCATAGTCTTGTATGTTCGAGGTAAAGGCATTGTCCACCCAACCAAACGACAACTTCCTCTTGCGAGAATAGAAATCAAGGCAAGTACACTGACACTCATGCTCGCTACCTATGCGACACTCGAAAAGCGATGCGGCGACGGACACATGAAATTCCTTTTTCGCGTCGAAACAGAGTTGGCGAATATCACGAATGTTGCAAGGATGCGAGTGCTGCCTGTACAGGATGTTCTTGATGACGGAGTTCTTTACGAGCAAGGCAACGGTCGTTTTCGTATGCTCCGCAAAGGCGTTCATAACCAAATAACAGATACTTTCGGCAATGTCGAAATTGCCCTTTCCCGTGATAGCGTCTATTCCACGGCACTTGTTTATGTTGCTCTTTGCGGGAAGGTTGTCGCCGTCGGTCTTCCCCATTCCGCTATTTGTCACCCATGGAGGGTTGCCTATGACCAGTATGTTCTTGTCTTTATTGGCTGCGACGATTCCGCTGAAATCAAAGGAAAACACATTCGCGCTGTAAAGTTGGAAGTACTCAATCTTTCTGTTCTGTTGCAGATTTCTCAGCCGTTGCTCCGCTTCCGCAATGTACTCGTTGTTGATTTCCACGCCATACGCCTTTTTCACCGAATCAAAGACTTCTGTCGCCGCAACGATGAAATTGCCAATGCCGCAAGTCGGCTCTACAATCACTTCCGGGTTTAATCCTCGCCCTTTCAGATAAAGGCATACGCTTTTGGCAAACTCATAACTGGTCTGCCAATCTCCGTAATCCTCCTTTTGAGTGGTTTTGGGCATAGATGTAGGCGCACTGCTCATCGGCTATATTGATTTTCCTCGTACTTGATTATTTGCGTGATGCCGTCCACGTTCTCCGACAGGTTGACGATGCGCCCATATTGCAACCGCCATTGCAGCGCATTCGATATGGTCAAGTAGCCGACAGTGGGTGGGCTCTTGAGCAAATCGTTAGCCATATTCATCAGCGAGACTTCATCCGCAGGAATTTTGTGGTCTGACAGGAATGCGAATATGTCATCAGCATTCCCATTGTTCTCAATAATGTTGCGTATGCCCGTGGTAGTTTGATAGTCTGCAGTTCGAGAAGACTCTATGAAGGAACAAGACAAAAATTTCAAGCAGCCTTTCTTGGTCGTTGTGTCGTCAAATTTCTGATAAACAAAAACTATGAGGTTGTAGCCGAGACCGTATATCTTCTGCTTGCTATCCTTAAAAGGGCAACTTGATTGCGGTTGCTTGATTGACGTAACCTTGATGTCCGTATTTATAGACGGCAAGTCAAGACCGTTTGCGGAACTCCCCACCGTCATGTCATACCGCTGCTCTAAATTTTCTTGAAACAGATGCTCCACAAATGTTCCTACCGCCTTGCCGTCAGTCACGCCAAACAGCTCCGAGCGATACTTGCCGCTCTCCTTCTTGCAGAAGTCTTTTGCCGTAACTTGAAGTCCTTGTATGTCTAATGTTTGCTTTGCCATAATGTTCTATTCATTAGTTTGCTTGCAAAGTTAGTGCTTTTCTTCGACAAAAGATTTGGTTGTCATGCGGAATGTGATGAAAACACATATAAAATCATTATCTTTGCAGCAATGAATAGCACATTATAAAATGCAGATAGACGATTATGCCGAAATGTGGCAGGTGAAGGACGCCATCGCGACGGTGGTGGAAGCCAACGGCTACGCCATCTATGACCTGCGGCAGACAGGCTACGGCTTTCGGCTGGAATTGGATGGTCATATCGACGACGAAGCGGCGAGTTTCCTTTGCGGTCAGTTCCCCTTGTCGGCGGATTACTTTGGCGAGGACTCGCATGGCACTGTGATAACACTTTACAAGAACGAATAAAGACAGCGATAGAGGAATTACAATACAAAATGGAAATACAATGGACGATAAAGAGTTTTCACGAGCTGACTACGACGGAGCTTTACGACATCTTGCGACTGCGGGTGGAAGTGTTTGTGGTGGAGCAGGCTTGCGCATACCAAGACCTTGACGGCATAGACTTTCGGGCTTATCACTTGGCTGGTAGGAACTCGGCGGGCGAACTGGTTTGTTATATGAGGATAATCCCCACCGAAGCGTATCACGATGGCTGCGGAAGTATTGGGCGAGTAGTGGTATCAAAAGCGTGTCGGGGCAATGGCATAGCACACGAACTGCTGCGTCGAGGAATGGCGGCTTACAATGAATTGGTTGGCGTGGATGTTCCGATTGAGATAGACGCACAGGCGTATCTGCAACACTTCTACGAGGATTATGGCTTTAAGCCCGTCGGCGGCGTATTCGACCTCGATGGGTTGCCACACATAAAAATGATAAACGATGAACATTGAAGAAGCAAGGGAATACGCCCTTTCGCTGCCGTAGTCGTAGGGGTCGTAGGCCACCGTGAAACGCTCGTAGGTGTGCCGCCTGCGCCACTTGTGGTCGGGAACGCCGGGCGACGAGAACTCCTCGTACTGACGCTTCCAGCCGTTCGCCGTCACCAAGCCCTCCAGCTGTATGTTGTCGGCCGTCAGCTTTATCACGCTCTTCTTGTTGCCTTCCGAGTCCGTCTCATCCACGCTCACGCCTACCAGCGCCACGTTGCCGTCAGCGTCCTGCGCGTACAGGCCCGCGCCTTCGGGCTTCACAAACAAGCCTGTCTCTTTCAGCGCGTTCTCGTCCTTGTCAAACACCGCCGCGCTTATCTTCACCAGCCGCTCCGACTGCTCCAGCAGCGTCTTGTACTTGTACGTCAGGCTCTCTATCTTGTCCGTCGAGAGTATCAGCATATACAGGTATATGTCGCCCGTGAAGCTCAGCTTGAAGTCGCCCGTGCCGTTCCACAGGCCGTTGCACGTGTACTGCACGTAGCCCTCCGTCACGGCTATCTCCTCCGTCACTTCCATGCTGTCGAAGTTGGCGAAGCCTGTCTTGTCCACGCCCTCGAACGTCACCGTCAGCGTCCCAGCCGCCGCGCAGCGGTAGAAGAAGCTCAGATATACAGGCACGGCCTCCTTCTCCCCGTCCTCGTTCTCCGTGAACGTGGGCTTGCTCCTTAGGTTCGAGTTCGCCTGCATGATGTACTTGTTCTTGATGCGCACCACCGTCCGCCCGTCGTCTGTCACCACGCTCGCCCTGTCGCCCTTATTGCTCAGCGCCGTGTCGTTCGCCCATATCCATTTGTTCCCCACAAGGAAAAACACGGTCTCGTTCTCCGTCGCCCACTTGCTCAGCCCGTCCCCGAAGGTCGGGTTGCTCAGGTAGCCCTTGTCGCCCGCGAAGTCCTGACGCAGGCCCTCTATGGCCGCCGTTATCTTCCCTTCCGTTATCTCGAACTTCGTCTTGATGTCCTCGCCCGTCGTCAGCAGGAACGTGCCTTTCAGGTAGGCGTTGTCCGCATACAGGCCGTTGCCCTGCGGTTGGTCGTCGGCGGGAAACCAGCTGTCCTTTATGCCGTCCAAGTTGCCAAGCCGCGCACGCAGGCAGCCCGTGAAGGTCTTCTCCTTCACGCCGTCAAGCACGTCTATCCGTGGCTCGCCGTCCTCTGTCGCCGAGATGAGTATCAGGTTCTGCCTGTCCTCGTTCCCCGTGTTGCCCATCAGCACCACTTCGTCGCCCACTTCGGGCGTGCAGCCCCACTCGTCGAAGTCCCGCATCGCTATGTGCACCTTGCCGCTCTCCACGCTCCTCACCTCCACCCAGTAGCTCTTCAGCTGACCGCCCGTGAAGGTCTGGCAGCGCATCAGGTCGCCCTCGGCGAAGCTGTTCTCCTGTTCAAAAGTGATGATGTAGTCCTCGCCGTCGTCGGCCACTTCCTTTATCTTGCCATTGGCCGCCGACACGCATATCTGCCCGCCTACGCTCCTCACCTTGTCGATGAGCAGCTCAAACACGGTCATCGTCTGCCTCACCGTCAGCCGGTCTATCGTCAGGTGGCTCAGCGCGTCCTCCATCCACAGCTGCCAGCCCTCGCCAGTCAGACCGTCCACAAAGGTCGCGCTCCGCAGCAGCTCCCTCACTACCAGTGTGAGCAATTCTGCGTTGCCCTTAGCGTCTATCGTGGCGTTGCTCTCCTGTCCGAACACCGCGCCGCCTTCCATCGTCAGCTGCCCTTTCGTGCGGTCGTTCTTCTTCTTGCTGACAAATTCCTGCTGGCTACGCCGCGCCGAGAACAGGTTGTTGTCCGTCGGCAGCGTCGCGTCCCACGAGCGGATGATGTCGGGCAGGCTCAGGCTCTCCGCCTTGCTCTTCGCATACGAGCGCACATCGCTGATGTCGCCCTGCAACTTCGACAGCGCGCCCTCTTGCAGCGCGTCGCTTATCTCCAAGTCCACCTCACCGGGCAGGTTCACCTTCCGCGTCAACTTCGTGATGCGGCTCTCCCTGTAGCCCGTCTCGGCGAAGTATTCCACGCTCTCCAGCCGAACCCTGCGGCCCACCTGCAGCTCCACGCCGTTGTCTTCCACCCACACGTGGTCGGTCTTGCCCTTATACACGCTGATGTCCCGCCAGTGCTCCTCGTTGTACTTGTCCACGGCGGTCGCCAGCTCTTCCTCCGCCATCGTGTAGTACTCGTCGGGCATCCTCACGTTCCACAGTATGTACTCGTCGCCCGCCTTCGGCACAAGGCTGCCGCCCGGCAGCTGCGTGTCGTCATCGTAGGGCCATATCGTGATTATCTCAAACTCCTTCGTGTCCGAGTCGTAGTTCACCTCGAAGTAGTGGTCGTCGTCCGCGCCAAGCCCCGCCAGCTCGCCTGTCTGGAAGCTCACGCGCTTCGTCTCGCCCGCCAGCTCGTAGTCGTTCGGGTCGAAGCTCAGACCCGAGTCCTTGAAGTAATATACCGTGAACTTGTTGCCGTCGTCGTCCGTCTGCTCCTCGCTCCTCACGCTGCTTATCGTGCCTGTCCTGCGGGGGTATATGTCGGCGAAGGCGTCCGCCTCGTACTTGTCATAGATGCCGTACTCATCGGTGTGTATCTCCACGTATTTCTTCCTGCTCGGCAGCATCAGCCTGCTGTAGCCGTATTTCTCAGCGTCTATGTTCCTGCTCGAACCTATCGGGAACAGCCGCGTGTAGAAGCCTTCCGTGTTGCTCGTGTCCCGCTCCATCTCCGTCAAGCCCCGTCCGTAGCCAAGCGTCAGCTCCTCGCCAGTCTCGCAGCGGCAGATGTTGACGGTGGTGCCCTCCACCCACCACTCCGCGCCGCCGCCCACCTGCTCGGCTATCTCCTTCAGGGCCTCGTCGCAGTAGGTGCCCTCGTAGTCTATGGTGATGTTGTCCGTGCCGTCCACCTGGCCCGCCTTCCAGTCGGTGGTGCCCAGGCCGGCGTTCAGGCACTTCACCACCATGGCCACGTGGTCGCGGGGCGGGGCCGTGAGGGTGAACACGGGCTCGGCGTCGCCGTCGGTGGTCTCCAGCACGAGGAAACGCTTTATCAGGCTCTCCACGCCGTACATCTTCACGTCATACTCCCACTCGCCCTCGCTCACTTCCTTCGGCTGGTACTGCTCCATCAGCCAGTACCGCTCGCCCTCATAGTCCGTGTAGTCGTTCACGTCCAAGGCGATGTGCTCATAGTGGGTGAACGTCAGCGCAAGCACGTTGTCGCCCTCCACCTCCTTCTGCTGGGTGGAGCTGTCGTTCGGGGCTATCTCCGCCCGCGTGTTTCCATTGCTGTCGTATATCGTCAGAAGCATATTCTATTACCGTTTGAACACCGTTCTAATCCTTCACTCTTCACTCATAACTCATAACTCATAACTATATCACCGGCACCGGCTCCCGGAACTTCACCTTGAACCGGCTCGCGTAGGTCTTCAGACCCTCCACCCACAGGCACGTCAGCGGCTTGAACGTCGTGCAGCTCGCATATTTCACGTGCAGCGTCATGTCCAGTTGCGTGAACTCCACGTCCAGCCAGCCGTTCTTCCCTTGCTTCAGGAAGTTCACGAACGCCGCGTACTGCTTCAGCCACCCCGCCTGCGTCGTGTTGTATAGCGCGAAGTGCAGCGTCACGTCCCGCGCCTTGTTCCTCGGGGTCAGCTTCGTCGAGTGTTTCTCGCCCTGCTCTTCCCTGATGTCCACCGCCGTGTCAGCCTTCGCCTCGCTCGGAGTCAGTATCGCCGTCAGGTTCTCCATGTTCCCCCGCTTCTCCTCCACCAGGAACGCGCCGTACTCCGTCCAGATGTCCGTGCCGTTCACTATCACCAGTCCGCCTACTATCTTATCCATGACTCGTCACTTTTAACTTTTTCACTCATAACTCATAACTTATAACTCATAACTTATCACTTCACCTTCAGCCCGTCCCTTATCACCTTCTTCAGGTCTTCCTTTATCTCGTTCAGATGTTCCGCGCTAACGCCCGTGTTCTCTTCTATCTTCGCCAAGTGGCCCTCCGCCAAGTCCATCTTCGCCGCCACGTCCTCCATCTTCTGGTCCATCGCGCTCCAGTGCTGCAGCCCGCTCGTGAACATGCCTTCTAATTTCGTCCCTTGGTCTTGCGTCATCGCCGTGAAGCCCCCGCTCTTCGCGCTCTGGCTCGTGCCGCTGTCGCCCGTGTCGAACACCGACAGGCTCTCCCTGTCCTTCTCCATCGCGCTGTATATCGCGTCGCGGTCTCTCGCTATGTCTGCGGCCTCCGCGTCGCTCAGCTCGCCGTCTTCCATGTATTTCGCCCACTTCTCGTACAGGGCTTTCACCATCGGGTCGTACTTGTCCGTCATCAACGCCTCCGCTATCGAGTCCACAAGCGTCTCGTTGAAGTTCTCGCAAGCCTCCTCCCATGTCATCGTGGCGTCCTTCAAAAAGTCCTTGAAGTGGCCGCGCAGGTCGTCAAGGCTGAAGCCCGTCAGTTTCTCGTAGTAGGCCTCCTCAAGCTCCTCACGCTGCTTCGCGTACTCTATGTAGTCGTCCATGTACTGCGCCGCGTCCTTGTAGCCGTCGTTGGCCAGGTCTTTTATCTTTGCGTACAGGTCGGGCGCGTCCGTCGCCACCTTGCGCATCTCCTCACTCGTCAGCTTCCAGAAGTCGCCCGCGCTGTCCACAGTCCTGCCCACGATGTCGGAGATGCGCTTCCAGTCCGAGGAGTTCGTACCCTCGTTTATCTTGTAGTTCGACGAGTGGTGGCCGCCGATGCCCAAGAATCCGTTTGAGTACGCCACGCCCGTGCGACGAAGCTGCTCTTGCGCGTTGGCCTCCGCCTCGTCAAGCAGCTGCGTCTGCTGCTGGTACGTATCGGCAGCGTCCTTCGTCGCCGTATCCTCCATCGCGTCGGTCAGATCCTCGATGGCTCGTTGCAAGGCTTCGTTCGTCAGCGACAGGCGCTCCATGTCCTCCGCAAGGTGCTTGTCGCTGTCGCCGTTGCCGAACCATGACGAGAAGCCGCCCCATGTCACCGCGTCCAGTATGCCGCCGATGCCCTTCACAAGGCTCGAACCTATCTGCACGAGGAAGTCGCCGCTCAGTATGTTGTCCAGTATGCCGCTTATCGCGTTCAGTATCGTGTCTATCAGGCTGCTGATGACGGGGCCGATGCCGTCCTTCAGTATGTCGAGTATCGACAGGATGGCGGCGATTATCTGACCTATGAAGCCCGCGCTCGACAGCGTCTCGCTCAACGTGCCTATCGCCTCGCCAACCTTGCCGCCGATGTTCAGCTTCGACAGGCCGTTCAGCGTGTCCTGCAAGCCCTTGAACGCGCCCGACAGCGAGCCGCTCGCGAAACCCTGCAGGCCCGAGGCCACAGAGTTCAAGCCCTTTATCGTGTCCGAAGACGCAGCCCTGTACTCGTTGCCTAAGTTCTGCATGTCCGTAGATGCGCTCTGGTAGGCTTCGTCCGCTCTCGCCGCCGCGCTCTTCGCAGCGTCAAGCTCGGCCTTCTTGCTCGCCTGCTCTTCCTTCGTGCCGCTCGCAAGGGCGCGCTCGTAGTCCTCCTGTGCCGTCCGCAGACGCTCGTAGGCGGCTTCCTGCTCGCCCACGGCAGCTTGGTAGCGGCTCACAGCAGCGCCCAACGCCTCCATCTGCGTCCGCAGCTTCCCGAAGTCTAACGTGCCGTTCCCACCGGGAACGGTCTCGCGCAAACGCTCTATCGCCTCGTATATCGTCTGCTTGTCGGTGTCGCTACGCTCACGGAACTCGTCCGTCTGCGTGTACGCCTCCAGCTGCGACAGCGTCGCCTTCAACTGCTCGCCCAACAATCCCGTCAGGTCACCGAACACCGTCTGCCAGTCTATCTGCTGGCTCAACGCCTTCTGGTCAACGCCACGGACCGCCGCGTCCATCTCCGCCGTCAGACGCAGACGCTCGCCCTCACTCTGCGCCTTGCGTATCTTCTCGGCGTACTCCTCCGCTATCGCTAATTTCTGCTGTTGGTAATTGCCGTACTCCTTCAGGTACTCGCGCATCGCCTGAGCGTCCTCGCGCACAAGGTCGCCTTCCTGCTTCTCCCTCTTCTTGTCGTTCAGGGCGTTCGCCTTGTCTATCTCGCCCTGCTGCGCCGCCGTCAGGCCGTTCTCGTTCAAGTCCGCCTCTCCGGCTTTCTTGTTGGCCTCGGCCAGCTCGTGGGCTTTCTTCTCTATCTCAGCCTTGCGCTCGTCCCACTCCTGCTCGATCTCACGCAGCTTCTTCTCGCGTCCCTCGTCCATAAGGGCTATCTCCGCCTCTTGGTTCTCAAGCTCTATGGCGCGCTCTTTCTCGCCGAGCTCGGTGCGTGCCTGCGCCCGCTTCTCCTCGGTCTTTTCTTCCTTCGCCTGCTGGCGTTGCAGCTTGGAGGCCGCGCTGTCGGATTTGCTCGTGCTGTACGAGTCCATCTTTTCCTGCGCCGCCAGTATCTCTTCCTGCAGCCTGTTCCATTCCTTGCTGCCCTTTTTCGATGCGTCGAGGGCTTTCAGCTGCCCCTCCGCTTCCTTTTTCTTCTTTTCCCAGTAATCATAGTCCTGCGTGGCGGGAGTGTTGCCGCCGCTTTTCTTCTTCTCTTCCTCTTCCGGCGTGTCGCCGAACCTGCGGCGGGCTTCGGCCATCGTCGTCTCGTAGGTGTCCTTCGCGCCTTTTATCCGGTTCAGTATGTCGCGCACCCTGTTCGTCGTGTAGCTGTACGCCGCTATCCCCGTGCTTGGGCTTGTCACGGTGTGCGTCTCGTCAAACTGCTTGAGCCAGCTTTCCCTCACAGCCTTCCCGTTGCCGTTCAGCACGCCCACCACCTTCCAGTATGCGTCCTCGGCCGCGCTCCGCCCGCTCTTGCTTTTCTTGTCGCCGTAGTGTTTCTTCAGGTATTGGTACAGCTCTTCCTTCTCGTCCGCCTCCGTCGTGGCGTAGGTGTCCGCCGCCTCTTTCGTGAAACTCTCCATCGCACGAGCCTTGGCGGCGTCACGGGCGGCCGCCGACACCGCCTTGTAAGCGGCTTCCACATCGTTCAGCGACCGTATCTCCGCGTCAAGGCCGTTCAGGTAGGTGCCGTACTGGCTTATGATGGCGTTCTTGGCGGCCTCATATTCCTCCGTACCCTTCTTCGCGTTCTTCAGCCGCGCGAAAAGCCCGTCTATCTGCAACTGCTCCGCCGCCACGTTCTTGTTGTATTCCTTCGTCGCCTCGTCCAAATGCTTCTGGGCTTTCTCCGCTTCTGTCTCGTAGGTGGCGAGCTTGTATATCCCATAGGCCAGCGCGGCCACAGCGGCGGCCACAAGCGTATAGGGGTTCTTCGCCATCGTCGCGTTCAACGCCTCCTGCGCGGCCTTCAACTTCGTGGTCATCGCGTAGTGGATGGCTTCAGCAGCCGTCACGGTCTTCTCCGCCGCGCCCCGCGCAAGGGTCAGCGTCAGTCTTGCCTGCTCCACCGCCGACAGCGCTATCACGGCGGCTTTATATACTCCGTATGCCCCTGCCAACGCCAACAGTTCCTGGGCCACTTTCTCGTAGTTCTCAACCAAAGACGACACACCGCTCAAAGCCGTGTTTATCACGCCTTCGTTCTGCTGCCCAATCTCGTTGAACATCATCTCGATGGAGTCCTTGATGTTGTCTATCTGGCCTTTTATCGTCTTGCTCTGCGCCTCCATCAGGCCGCCGAACTTGCCGCCCTCGTCCGTCAGGCTCTCTATCACTTTCTGCACTTCGGGGAAGCCCACCTTGCCTTCCTCCACAAGGCTCTTCACCTTGCTCTCGGCCACGCCGAACTGCCTGGCGAGTTCCTGCACCATCGGGATGCCGCGCCCCGTGAACTGGTTCAGGTCTTGCGTGTACAGCCGCCCCTGCGTCATCGTCGTGCCGTACAGATACACCAGGTCGCCCAGCGGGACGCTCAGCCCCGCCGCGATGTCGCCCAGCCGCACCAGCGTCTCGTTCACTTTCTCGGCCTCTGTCCCGTACGCCAGCAGCTGCTTCGCGCCTTGCGCCACTTCCTGCAGCCCGAACGGGGTCTTCGCCGCCGTCTCCGTCAGCTGCGCCATCAGCGCGTCGGCCTTGTCCGCGCTGCCGAGCATCGTCTTGAACGCCACCTCCAACTGCTGGAACTCGCCCCTCACGCTCGCTATCTTCCCGACAAACTCACGCGCCGCGAACACCGACGCTATCTTCCCGATGCTCCGGCGCACTCGCTCCGAAGCCTTGTCCAACGCGTCCATCTCGCTCGTCGCACCGCGGGCTTTGCCCTTCAGCTCGTCTATCTTCCTGCCAGATGCGTCCAACCTTTGGCTCATCTTGTCCACCATCAAGAACTCTATCCTAACTGGTTCCATATTCCTTGATTCATAACTTATAACTCATAACTCGCAACTGACAACTCACACCTCACGACAGCTTGCTCTGGTAAAACCCTATTATCTCTTTCGCCTCGTCCTCGGCGCTTTCTCCGTTCACCTTGCCGACGCTCTTCGCACGCTTGTATCTCGGAGCGTCGCTCAGCATCATTATCAGCGTCTGGTAGTTCACGCCGTGAAGTATGTAGTCCACGCTCCAGCCCGTCGCGCTCGCTATCTGCCACACAAACCCGAAAGGGCTATGAGAGCCTTCGTAGCGGCTCCTTAACTCCCTTTCTCCCTCCGGCTCACTCTCAGCTTCATCGGGTTCGTCCGCTCCGCTGATATGATAATACTCATAAAAGGGTCTGTGCCCATCAAGCTCACGAAACGCTTTGTCACCGCGCCTATGTACTCCGGCTCCATGAAGTTCCTCACAAACCACGACACGACAGGTATCACAGGCCAACGACGCGACCACCAGCCACGGCACAGCGTCAACGCTATCATGCGGCTCAACTCCCGTCCGTGGTCCGCCAAGAACTTCATCTCTTCTTCCTTCGTGAAGTCCCACATCTCGCCGCTCGTCACGCCCATCTGCAAATATGTCCGGGCAAACGCTATCTGCCCGGACATATAAGGTCGCTTCATCGTGACTGTCAGCTCCACGGGCTTCTTCCTCCACGGAAGGCGCAGACGCTTCAGTGGCACCCTTATCCCGATGTCTAACAAAGCGTCCGCACCCTCACGCTGTATCTGCCTTATCAGCCGTTCATCCATCACCTAAAGCCTTTTAAGTCCTTGGTGTACTCAGCCCTTAAGCCGACACGCTGTCGTTAATCTCGTAGGGAGAGCTGCCGTCCTCCGGCATGTTCGCCGTCAGCTGGCACTCTATCTTCGACACCTCCGTCAGCGTCAGCTTGCCGCCCAAGTTCGCCATAAGCGTGGCGCTGGGCATCGTCATCGTCTGACCGCTCACGAAGTCTATCACGCACTTGTCGCGCAGCTCCACAAGGCTCGTCGGGGCTTTCCAGCCCGTGTACGAGCCTTCCTCGCCTACCAACGTGCCGCCCAAGGCCGCCTGCAGGTTCGCGTAGTCCAACTGGATGAGGTTGAACGTCGGACTCACCGTCCCGTTCTTAGTCATCAGCGTCAGCACAGGGGCCGTCGGCACCTGCTCGGCTTCCACGTCGGTCTTCTCGGGCTTCGTGCCGCCCCAGTCCCACGAGCCTTTCTCTATGTAGCCTATGGTCTTGTCGCCGAAGCTCACCTTCGCGATGCCGTAAATGAAATTCTTGTTTGCCATTGTCTTATTCCTTTGTTTTATGGGTTATTGTTATCGTTATCGTCACACCGGCCGCTAAACCGGCCAAAAGCAGCAGCGCACACTGCCAACGCCTGTCGGGAGGCTTCCGGCTCTCCGAGCTTTCCTCGGTAGATGTCGAGGCACTCGATGCCTTCGCTCTTAATTCTTCATTTTTGATTTCCAATGTCTCCACCAAGCGTTGAAGGCTGTCGCACTCCGCGTACACCACTATCGTACCGCTTTCCGCGCCTTTCCTCACCTCCACGCTCGCCCTGCCGCGCCGCGCCCTGTATGTCGCGCCCGCTGGCAACTCACGCAGACTGTCCGCCGCTATCGTCAGCGCCACCGTCTCCTTCGGCACGGCTTCCGCCGTCACCAATCGCAGCGTCTCGCTCGCCGTGGCTCTGAGCGCGCTGTCCGTGCTTGACTCCACCACGCTCCTTCCCTCGCTCCTTCGGCTGCTCGCGCATCCCGATAAGCACAGGGCAATCGTCATGGTGCTTGCAGCTGTTAGCAGTGTCGATAGCCTTCCTGAGACGCGCCATCTCGCGCTTCGCCGCGTCAAGGTATCTCCTTGTCTCATTCAACTCCTCCTTCAGGGGTTTCACTATGTTCTCAACCAATACGCGGGTGGCATGTTCGGCGTTGTCCACTCTCACAGCCTCCGCGTCGGCCACGGCTTTCTCCGCTTCCGCATTCGCTTTCCTCACGGTCGCCTTCAGCGTCACTATCGCCACTATCGTGGCTATCAGCCCGCCGCCGAGGATGATGTTCAGTATCTCGCTCGCTTCCATGCCACCCGCTTTTCTTGGTTATTCTCTCTTCATTCCTATCTCTCTCAGCCATCCCGCCACGTCGAAACTCGGACAGGCTTTCGCCACGCCAGGGAAGTCCCTGTGACCTTGCACCACTGCTTTCGGGTATCGTCTGCGCAGCTCTTTCACCAACTTCGCCATCGACGCCCTCTGCGCCTCCGTCCTGTTGTCCACGGGCTTCAGCCTTGCGTCCACGCCGCCAGTGTAGGCCACGTTCAGCGTGCAGTGGTTCCAGCCTTTCACGCCGTTGCTCACCTTCGCCTCGTCAAGCAGCTGGTGTATCACGCCGTCCGAGGTCACCACATAGTGGTAGCCGGGGTTCTTCCAGCCTTTCCTGCGGAACTCCGCCCATAGGTCGGCCACTGTCGCCTTCTGGCTGCCCGCCGTGCAGTGGATGGCTATGTACTTAATCGTCCGCATCGCCCTGTGCCGTTATGGTCTTACGATGGTTCTACGCTGCCGACGCGCTGTATATCGCGCCGCAGGAGTCTGCCAGCTTCGGCAGGCAGATGAAGTAGTGCCTGAAGTTGATAAGGCTCCGCTGGTTCTGCGGGTCGGTGGCTGCCTCCGAGTAGTACATCTTCGTTGAGCCGGTCGCCTTGAACACTCTCGGAGTGTAGAAGGCGAAGCTCGCCTGGTAGCCGTCGGTGCTGCCCAACGCGCCCTTCACGCCTGCGGTCGAATAATAGGGGTTGTTCACGTACTCGTATATCTCGAAGCCCTCCAGCTTCCCCACCGTGCCGTCGTTGCGGTTGATGTTGTACTGCCGCTCAAAGGTCTGGTTCGTCAGCAATAGGTCGTTCACGTGGTCGGGACTAAGCACCAAACGGCGGCCCGAGGCGGGAACTTTCAACTTGTCAAGGCGCGCCTTCAGGCTCACGAGGTCGTTCACCGTCAGCCGCTTCCTGCCCGTGCCGTCATCCTCGCCTGTCGTCGCTATCACGGGGGTCTTAGTCGTGTCCTCCTGTGGGGCGAGGGCGTGGGCCGCTCTCTGGAACTTCATGTCGCTGATGGCGTTGGCGTGGCTCTCTTTCACCCTCGACATCTTGTCGTAGCTGATGGCATACAGCTCGTCGTCCGTTATCGGGGTCGCCTTCGTCTGGAACTTGTCAAGGCTGATGGCGATGTCCTTGTCATCCAACGCTTGCATCGGTATAGGGTAGGTCGTGTTGTTCACAAGCACGTCGGGGTCGATGCCCACCTCCACCAAGTGGATAACGTCGTTGTTCACGATGCTCGACTGGTCGGGTACGCCGTCAAGCCATGTCGCCTCCAATCCGGCGCGAAGGGCTTTCACCAACTCACCCGTCCACACCTCCGTATATACTCCGGCGCGCAGCGCGCCCACGGGCATTCCGCCCATTCCGGCAATCACGCCCACGGCGTTCATGCCCACCATGCCGGCCACAGGGTCTATCCCCAACGCCAGCGCAATCGTGCCGCCGCTCACTGCGTTCAGCAGCAGCGCACCCAAAATCATCATGATTCTGCTCATTTCTCTTTCTCGTTTTAATGGTTTTCTAATCGCTTTCTAATCTCGTTCACCCTCCCTTTCGGGGAGGGCTGGGGTGGGGCTTCGGGGCGAGGATTTCAAATCTCGCACTCCATCCCGTACTCGGCCTTGTACAGCTTCTTGTACTCTTCCGGCTGCTTCTCGCGCAGTTCCTTCAGCTTCTCCGACGGCACCTCGCTCAGCTTCGAGTAGGTCACGGGCTGCGCCGCGCCGCCGCCAGCGTTAATCACGCTGCTCAGCTTCACCTGCGGCTGCATGGCCTCAAGGGTCTGCTTCAGTTCCTCCGCGCCAATCTTCTGGCCTAACTTGATGAACTGCTCCTTCTTGTCTTCGCCAAGGCGCTTCTCGCCGATGGCCTTCTCCACAAGCCCCGTGATGCGCGCCAACTCCAGCGTCTCCTTCTCCTTTCGCAGCTGAGCGTTCTGCTCCTTCGCCGCCTTCAGCTCGCCGAGCCTCGCTGTTATCTCGGCGTCCGTAGCCGTCTCCGGCAGCCCCATTTGCAGGGCGATGGTCTTCATGTCCATTCTTTCTTCTTGTTTTTTGGGTTCGTTAATATTTTGTTTGAGCAATGGCAGGCAGCTCGCGCCGTCCTTGCCAAGTGTTATCGTCCTTCCGTCCTTGCGCAGACGTATCGCGTCGTCGTTCGCGCCTATGTCCACTATGCTCACCTCGAACAGCTTGCTCTTGCTTATCGTCGGACTCGTCTGCCCTTCCACGAGCAGCCCCGGCTCCTCGCTCAGCTCTATTATGTCAAGACCCGCGCTCACCATCTTCAGGCTGCCGGACTCCCACTGCTTCTTGCAGCGTTTCGACAGCTCCGTGGCGCAGTCAAACACCGGCTCGCCGGTCACCTCGCCGTCCTCCACCTTCACGTCCTTCATGTAGCCTATCACGTTCCCGCGCTCGTGCATGTACAGCAGCACGGGGTTCCGCTGGTACTGTTCCACGCTCATCCCGGCCGTCAGCACCCTCGTGCTGTAGCTGTTCAGCGTGTCGTTGCTTATTCTTACTCGCTTGTTCATGTCCTTAGTGTCGTTAAAGTCCTTAATGCCCTTATTGGCCTTTCGCTGCAATTCTCGTGCAAGCGAGAGCAGAGCCAAACTTGTTTGGGCTATGCCGAGCGCAGCCGAGAATCGCTGGCGCAGATTCATTCCGCGACTGCAAAGTAAAGGGGTAATCCGCTCTCCTCCAAATAAGTGTGCAACCGTTGCACACTTCTATGAAACCATTGCACACTTTTTTGGCGGCTTCGCCGAAACAGGCGTACTTTGCATTGTCGTATGACACACGCAGCCGCACCGCGGCTGCTATGTTTCACTCATACTATACTCAAAATGACAAAGGCAGATCAACAGAAGAAAAAGGAACTCGCGCGCACCCTCTACCTCTCAGGCATGGAGCAGACCGAAATCGCCGACAAGGTCGGCATCTCGCGCGTCACCATATCCAAATGGGCCAACGCCGAGGGATGGAAAGAGGCGAGGGCCGCCAAGAGCATCACACGGCCCGAACTGGTCAACAAACTACTCCTCACCATCGACAACCTCATCACCCAGGTCAACCAGTCCGAAGACCCCGAACTGATGGCGGGACTCGGCGACAAACTCGCCAAGCTCTCAGCCGTCATCGAGAAACTCGACAAGAAGGCCAACGTGGTCGATGTCATCGAGGTCTTCATGGCCTTCTCCAAGTGGCTCGAATACCGCTCGCAGACCGACCCCGATCTCACGCCGCAACTCATCAAGGCGTTCAACAAGTACCAAGACCTCTACATCACCGAGCAGATGGGAATAAAGGCATAACTCTTAACTCATCACTCTTAACTTGTCAGCATGGCTACACAAGCGGAAATAAAAAAGGCCGTCGAGCAGTGGCGAGAACACTGCAAACAGGTGCAGGCCATCACCGACACGGCGTGGCTCGCCCCGGAGACACCGGCAAAGAGACAGCAGCGCATCAGACGGATCCTCGCCAACTACGCGGCGTTCTGCGAGTATTACTTCCCCCACTTCCTCCAGCTGCGAGACAAGACCACGGGCGAGGTCATACGCACCATACACAACGCGCCGTTCCACAACTCGGCCGCGCTCAAGGTGCGCTCCACGCCCAACCTCAAGGCGGTCTTCAAGTGGCCCAGGGGACACGCCAAGTCCACCCACTTCGACATCTTCATGCCGCTTTGGCTCATGTTCCAGCCCAAGCGGCTCATCAACTTCATGGTCATCGTCGGCAAGTCCGAGGACTCCGCTTGCCGACTGCTTGGCGACATTCAGGCGGAACTGGAGTTCAACAAACGCATCATTGCCGACTTCGGAAAACAGAAACCGGCTTCGGGCAACTGGCTCGAAGGGGAGTTCAAGGCGCAGAGCGGCGTCAAGTTCCTCGCCGTGGGGCGCGGGCAGTCGCCACGCGGACTGCGCGACCGTGAGGCACGGCCCGACTACATCGTCATCGATGACCTCGACGACGACGAGCTGTGCCGAAACGAGAAGCGCGTGCGCGAACTCACCGACTGGGTCAAGGAGGCGCTCTTCGGCGCACTCGACGTGGGACGAGGACGGTTCATCATGGTCGGCAACCTCATATCCAAGACTTCCGTTCTCGCCAACATAGCCGCCACAAAAGGGGTCTATGTCTCCGAGATCAAGGCCATCGACCAAGACGGCAACCCCGTGTGGCGCGAGAAATGGACGCGCGAGGAGGCGCAGGAGTACAAGGACTTCGTGGGCTACCGCGCATGGGAGAAGGAGATGATGCACAACCCCATCGTCTCCGGCACTATCTTCCACGCCGACTGGATCCGATGGCGAAAGCCCATCGCGCTCCGCCGCTACGATATGCTCGTGTGCTACACCGACCCCTCCTTCAAGACCACAAACAACGACTACAAGGCCACCGTCCTCCTCGGCAAACGCCCTGACCGCTCCATCGACATCATCCGGTGCATGGTGCGGCAGTGCTCCGTCTCCGAAATGGTGCGCTGGCAGTACGACCTCTACGAGGAACTCTGCCTCGACAGGAGCGGCGATGCCCCCATCGCCGTCAGCCACTCCGCCGCCATCCTCTTCCTCATGGAGGCCAACTTCATGCAGGACATCCTACTCGACGACTTCACGGCGGAGGGCAACGCGCGCGGATACCAGCTGCCGCTCACGCCCGACCTCCGCAAGAAGCCCGACAAGCTCGCCCGCATCGAGACGGTCTCGCCCCTCTGGGAGCGGGGCTTCGTCTGGTACAACAGCGACTTCCGAGACACGCCCGACTTCACCACGCTCATCGACCAGACGCTCGCACTCGAACGAGGCTCACGGCAGCACGACGATGGACCCGACGCCTGCGAGGGGGGCATCTGGTATCTCCAGCGCAACACCCGCCAGGAGTCCTTCAAGCCGCTCTTCGGAAACCGGCCCAAGGCAAAAAACCTGTGGTAACTAACAACTAACAACTAACAACTCACAACTCATAACTATATGTGTCAATTCATCAAGGACTGCATCTTCGCTTGGCGATACAAACGCGCCGTGCGCAAGGCGAAAAGGCTCGCCTCACTCTTCGGCATGAAATATTATGTCGTCGCCATTAACGGCAAAATCAAGGTCGCACCCAAACAGGCGTTCAAGGAACTCATACGCACGCGACGCTTCCGAAAGGGGGTCGCTATTCAGGACATCGAGCGGCGCGCACTCTTCATCGCAACGCCGCACAACTCATAACTTATCACTCTTAACTCATAACTATATAAGTATGTTCATCACACAAGAGGATTACAAGGTCGTCATCGGCGACACAGCACTCAAGGTCATCTCGCAGGTCAGCGAGTCCAACCGCCTCAACGCCGAGGCGGAGGCGCAGGAGGAAATCTCCGGCTACCTCAGGCCCACCTACGACTGCAACGCCATCTTCGCAGCCGAGGGCGACAGCCGAAACCGACTCATCGTCATGTACACCTGCGACATCGCACTCTACCACCTCTCCGCTTCCATGCCCCAGAAAATGGGCTCCGAGATACGCGAGGAACGCTACAAACGGGCCATCGAATGGCTCGAAGGCGTGCAGGCCGGCAAAATCGTTCCCGACCTCCCCTACGCCACCGACGACGACGGCGAACTATCGGGACAGAACATCATCTGGCACAGCCAACAACCTTTAAGACACAATTGGTAATATGGATATACACAACTTCTTCGACCGTCTGCTCGGCAGACCGCAGCACATCCTCCACACGCCCTACGGCACACTCAACCTCGCACGAAAGGAAGACCGCCGCAAGGCGCGCAAGATTGCCATCGAACTCCAACGAACCACCGACCCGCTCACCAGAAAGGACATCGCAGACTGGCGCATGGCGTGGCAGATGGCCATAAACATCGACAGCCCCAACCGAAAACGGCTCTACGACATCTACAACGACGTGCAGGCCGACGCGCACCTCTCCGGATGCGTCAAGCAGCGCGAGGGCTTCGTCATGGCACGCTCCTTCAAACTCGTCACGCCCGACGGCGGCGAGGACGAGGACGCACTGCACTTCTTCGACCAATCTTGGTTCAAGCAGCTGTGCCGACTGACCCTCGAATCTGTCTATTGGGGACACTCCCTCATCGAACTCGGAGACCTCGCCACCGACGGCGACGGATGCCTCACATACGACGGGGTCAAACTCATACCGCGAAAGCACGTCATACCGGAATACCACCGCGTCATCACCGACCTCGGGCAGGACTGGCGCACAGGCATCGACTTCCACGAGCCGCCATTCGCCGACTGGCTCATTGAGGCGGGACAGCCCGACGACCTCGGACTTTTCCTCAAGGCCGCAATGCACACCATACCAAAAAAGAACATGCTCGCCTTCTGGGACACCTTCGGCGAGATATTCGGAATGCCCATGCGAATTGCCAAGACAACCTCACGAGACCAAAAGAGCATCAACCAAATCAACGACATGCTCGAAAACAGCGCCGCCAAACTCACCGCAGTCCTCCCCATGGACACGGAGATCGAGTTCGTCGAGTCCACCAAGGGCGACGCCTTCAATGTCTATGACAAACGCGTGGACCGCTGCAACTCCGAACTCTCCAAGCTCATCATCGGACAGACCATGACCATAGAGGACGGCTCCTCCCTCTCGCAGTCGCAGACACACCTCGAGGTCTTCGAGAACCTCGTGGAGTCCGACCGCGACATGCTCCGAGATGTCGTCAACAACCAACTCCTGCCACGAATGGTACGCCACGGCTTCCCGCTCAAGGGACTGCGCTTCGACTGGGACGACTCCGTGGACTACACGCCCGAACAGCAGAAGGCTTACGAGGAAATGCTGCTCGCCCACTACGACATCGACCCCAAGTACTTCGAGGACAAATACGGCGTGCCGTGCGAGCAGAAACAGCAACAGCCCATCAATGACCCTACCAACCCTAATGACCCTAAAGCCCCTACCGACCCAAAGGGGGCTAATGTTCATAACACCTCCCCTTTCGGGGGAGGACGGGAGGGGGCTGCTCCTTTTTTCGACTGAGCCCTGCCGACTACGCAGGGCTGCACCAACGTTACACCAAACTCCTTGAAGGCGTTAATCTCCCTAACGACATCAATGTCCTTAACGCCGCTTCCCCTTTGGGGGAGTCGGAAAGGGATTCTCTCTCCGCCCTCTTCTCCGGCATGATGCACGCCCTCTTCCAAGAGCAGGGCGGCAGCTTCCGTGTCGAAATTCTCGCCGACAAACCCGTGCAGGACTTCATCAACGCACACACCGCCGTCCTCGACGGCAGCTTCCAGCAGGTACCCATGTCCGAGGCCATGCGGCGGCGGCTCACTCGCTCCGACTACATCTTCTCCGGCATCAAGACCTTCCACGAGCTTAACGAGGCCTTCCCCTCACTCATCGATGAGAACGGCAACCGAAAGCCGTTTGAACAGTTTTTGAACGATGTCCGAAAGATTGACGAAACATATAACGCCAACTACCTCCGCGCCGAGTACAACTTCGTGCAGGCTTCGGCCACCATGGCCGCCAAGTGGGAGCAGTTCCAGGAGGACGGCGACCGATACAACCTGCAATACCGCACGGCGGGCGACACCCGCGTCCGACCGGCTCACGCCGCGCTCAACGGCGTCACGCTGCCCCCGTCCGACTCCTTC